CGTGCGGCATCGTCTAGGGCAGATAGTCGCTGCACGAATACCATGCAGTAACTTAATGTCTCGTCTGTTACACCGTCATCAACGAGAAAATCCAGACCTGCTTCAGTAGCATCGTAGTCTGGATGAAACACCATAAGGTGCATGTCTTTACCACAAACAGAGAGAGCTTCGTTCATACCGTCACACCAACCATCTAAATAATTTATATCTGGTAGGCTCTCATCTGCCCATACAACAATATCATAGTTATGTGTGTCAAACTCTGATACTGCTTTTAGTAATCCTTCTAATCCTGTATTTATATTAAATGTTACGTTGTCTTCTAACCATGCTTGCTTCGCGTAAGGGCATGGAGGTAGTCCATTTAACTTTTCACTGGGTACTTCTAAGAAGTTATGTGACCAATTCCGTATGTCACTCTCTATTACGTGTACTATACTTTAAATCCCATATTGCGAACAGCACTTTTACCGGCAGCAGACTTTGCTAATGACTTTAAGCCTTTGTTCGGTAGCTTATCCGTGACATCCCCACCGCCTGAATACATGTGGGGCTTACCGTTAGCCATACCACCATTCATCATTTCTGCTTTTTTCATCTTCTTCTTTAGCTTATCCATGTCAGCCATGCCAACACCTATAGATATTACTGGAACTTTCTTACCCATCAGCTTCTGTCCACCCTTCTTTACGCATTGAGTCCTCTACATGTTTAAGAGAGAACTTCTTTCCGTACTTTGCTTCTACAGCAGCACGTACATAGAACACATCACTGTGTGGAATGTGTAATTTCTCAAGTGTATTAGTACGAATGGCTTCGTAAAAAGACACAAGTATATCATCTGTGTATAGTTTTACAGATTTTTTACTCAAAGTCAAGCACTTTCTTACAAAATATATGATAAATACCACTTAAGTGTACATTTAAGTGTTATTAACAATCTTAATTAATAAACATTTTAATGTATCACTTTAAATGAACCTAGTTATGTATAATTATACCATACTTGTCAACCCCTGTCAAGACATTTGTTGCTGCTAACATGCAAATAGTTTTCAGTTACTCTTGTGGTTAACACTTAAAATACCCAATCTGTGTATTTCTGTGTATATATATACTACGTACCCCCCAGTGGTGCATGCCTGCCCTGCATATCAAAAGAAAAAAAGGCGCAAGGCAAGAAATATGCCAAAATTACTATCATAATAGTCAATAATTCGTCAATTAAAACAATAATTTGACAGCATTAAGTGTCAAAAAGTTAACTGATAGTCAAACAGTTGACACAATTGTCAATTTTTTGTAGTCAAATATCTGACAAAAAACGGTATCCCCTGCTAGCGGAGCATATAATACTACCCCTATTTTTCATGCTCCTTTTTATTTTCCAGTAAATATTTTTCTTTACACTATATATAATAGAGAAAAATTAATTTATATTTTTTAAACTTTTTTTTATTATTTTTTAAAGTTGGCATGCCAGTTGCAACTACCACACCAGATGACGCAAATTTTTGAAAGGAAAACGATACGAGAAAAAAGAGAAAAAAAATATCACGAGGTGCAAAGTTGGCACGAGTTTTGCAACTACCACTTCAAGCGCAAGAAAAGCGGTCAAGCCTAGTTTGGACTAGGTGGTAAGTTCCAGATGAACTTATTAACAACGAACACTATTATGACTTTGCAAAAGTTATGTTACGTTGGTTTGCAAAAGTTTTGATACTGTTTAGGTTGGTAACACGTTCCAAGTTTTTGACGTGGCGCATTCTGACCTAAGAAAGTCAAAACCTAAATCCTACGGTAGGCAAGTGGTAGATGGGCGAGAAATTTCGAAGCGGTCTTAAAGGTTGTTCCGCTTCCCAGTAGAAACTCTGCTACTGGAACTCAACTAGGATTATCCTAATTGTTGAGCGACTAGAAACTACCTTAACGCAAGATTATTAATATATTGTTATTAACTTGAATGTGAGAAACTTGGTTTTCCTTACATGCCAAAGCAATATATGAAACTCTTGATTACTCACCTAATATATTTGATAGGCAATTTGTTATTGTTCAAATTTTATATGACTTACAAATAATCTGTTGACCTAGTTACTAGCTTGTATTGCACAGTCGCTACTAGCAGGGGATAAGGCAAAGAGTTGAAAACCATGTTAGTCGTTTACGCATTGGACTTGGTAATTCCTTATCTATGCAATACTTATTGCCTATCATATTATATTATTGTTGACTTATGTGATGTGGGGATATAATGATATATCCACAACCAACATATAGGAGATGTTAAATGACTACAATAAATATTAAAAAAGTAAACAGACTGTCAGTAAATTCAAGCGAAGCTTTAGTTGTAAAAGGTGTGAATGTTCGCGCCATGTTTATGCAAAAAGTTTCCGATGGCACTATCTATAGAAATATAGGGCATTTTGTTTGGTTACTTACAAGTGGCAAGCGTGGAAAAGATGGTAGGTTTTTACCTGCTACTTCTACTATTGATATCAAGGAAATTAATTTGCTTCTTGCTGAAGCTAACATTCCTTACGAGCTATCAAAAGCGTCTTAAATATTGGGTGGGTACAATGTTACAATACATTGTATCCCCACACTACATAACAAAAGGAGTAAGTGTAATATGATAATATATGATTTATCTAAGCTATCGCCAGAAGTACGAGACCAGATACTGACAAGCGATAAGTATACAAAATGGTTTTCGGAGTTTCCAAGTAAGCTATTTAATTTCAACAATGCCAAGACGATTAAAGGTGAAAAGTTAGACATAAGAACTGCGGTTTTATATGGTAGTCCTGCAAAAAAATCAGGTGTCAATATGTGTGCAATGGCGCATATAGCACAATGCGAAGCACCATGTTTAGACGAAGCAGGACGCGGAGCGATGACCAGTACCCAAATGAGTAGACTTAGAAAAACGCTATTCTTTAACCAGTACCGCAAGGAATTTCTTGAGATGTTCAAGAAAGAAGTTATTACACATGCGAAGTATTGCCAGAAGAATAGTATGGTATGTGCGGTGCGACCCAATGGGACATGGGATTTTAGATGGGAATTGATTATCTGGGATTTCATGGTAGAGATGTATAACGACTATGGTGTGAGATGGTACGACTATACGAAGATTGCCAATAGGATTATACCAGATACAAAAGTATATGACTTGACTTTTAGTTACTCTGGAGTACAACTATACCAAAAGTTTGTTGATACCGCTAAAGCTTTAGGTATGAGAATTGCGGTAGTAGGTAGGTACATTGAGGATATGCCAAAAGAGTTTATGGGAATGGAAGTTATTGGTGGTGACGATAGTGATGCCAGATTTCTAGAACCACAAGGTGTAGTGTCTTGGCTATATGCTAAAGGCAAGGCAGTACATGACGATAGCGGATTTGTAGTAGGATAAGGAGCAATACAAATGGAAAATAAAATATATGTAAAAGAAAAAATTAGTTATGGGCAATTGAGATATTATCCAGATTGTCGCAAGTCTAAAATGTTTACCAGTCTAACACGCAAGAAAACTCTTGAACTGTTAGAGTTACAAGAGATTAGCGGTATACTAGGATTTGATGTAGTGCGTAGAATATACGATGATGTTAATGATGTGACATATAACATAAGAATGATAGAGAAAGGAAAGGAGTTAGTTAAATGATTATATTTAAGAATGAGTTACCAATAGACCACGAGCAGTCTTTACGACACATCGTATATAATTGGTCTAAGGATATGTTTGAGCATGATAAAGAAATGAGCATTGTGCCATCAAATATAGACTATTGCACAGAGATATCGTGGAACTCTGTTGAGGAGCATTTACAATCAGAAGGTTTAGAAATGGAGCATATACTATGAGTGACAACCTTAAATTTCTTATTACTAAACACATGAGTGATGAACAGAAACAGGACGTAGGCGAGATTATTGCCGATGTTCTAATGAACCTAGACCCAGATACTAAGTCTGCGATAGACTACTATGGGTCAGACTTCACATGGGATATAGTAATAGGAGCAAAGAAATGATTACAGTACCTAGATATGTTGAGACTATGGCGAACAGTGGACACATCAAGCCACTTGTGAACCCATACTATCCTTTACTCAAAGGAATAAAAGTAGATGTGTATTACAATCTACATAAGAAAACTTTTTCGATACGATGCAATGGAAAAGTTATTGCACATAGAGACAAAGTGTCGATAAAAAACCCACAGTATATTGTAGGCGAGAAAGGTAAGCAGAGAGTAAGACGCGAGAAAAGTAAAAACGTACACGCTTTTGTACGCGGAACTCTTATGGACAATGCAAGTGTAGAGACTTGGATTGATAAACATGATGGCATGAAAGTTGCATTCAAAGTAAGGTACAACCCTTATGTGAATGATACATTTGTGACAGCGTTTGATGGCGAACCTATTCACAAATCAGAATGGGCAGTGCTATCAAAGAAAACAGATTTACCATCAGAAATATGGAGCTACTAATGGATGAACTTATATTAAAAGAAAACGAAGCTATGAATAGTCTCTTGATAGAGAGAGATGAAGAGATAGAGAAACTAAAAAAGGAAGTATCTAGATTAAAAGCTAGTAATAAAAGATGGTATAACATCTACAAAGATTTAAGAAAGGAGATAAACTAATGACTAAACAAACAGCAATAGCACTAACGTGCATACTCATGGTAAGCGGAGCATTTTTTATGATTGGCTTGCTGTTCATAAGTGCGATGGAAAGCACAAAGATAGATGACTTAGGACACAACCCCAGAGATGTAGTTGCGTTCTGTCTAAGCTTAGTAATGTTTACAGTAAGTATGGTAGGCATACTATGTGTAACATGGGAGACTACAATTGGCGCGAAAAAATACTACAAATAAACCACGCAACCCACACTATGTGCGTAAGAGAACTATGACTATAGATGACAAGCGAGAAAGGCATGCACTCAATAGACATAGGCACGAGATGTTTCAAGCAAAATTATTAAGAAAGGAATTGAAAAATGCAGAAACTAAAGATGAATAAAGAACAATGGTTAAATATGTATACCGATATACATGAGATGATTATGCATAGGTATACCGCACCAGAGAAGTTGACACACGCAAAGTTTGTTGATATAAGAGATGACATATTAAATATTCTTTCTGCTAATTTTGAGAGAGATTGGGAGCAAGGATTAACAAGTGAAACAAAGGTGACTATACATGATTAACGTATCTATATGTGATGGCTTATCTGGTACACGCATTGCGTGGGACAGAGTAGGCTTGGGCGAAGCTGAGTGGCATGTCTTTGAGACAGACAAGTATGCCAGTGCAGTAAGCCGATACAACTATCCCGACATGACCAGACATGGTGATGCTAGGAACTACACAAAGCTGATAGGCAAAGATATATTCCTATTGGTTGCAGGTTTTCCATGCCAACCATATAGTGTGGCAGGTTCGCAAGATGGCAATGATGATGCCAGAGATTTGAGTCAGCTATGCTTTGATGCATTGCGCGACTTGAAACCTAAGTATTTTATCTTTGAGAATGTTGCGTCTATGAAACAAGAGCATCAGGATTACATCACACAAGGCTTGGGAGTTGAGCCAGTTATGATTGATGGTGCATACTTTTCTGGTCAGAGTCGCAAGCGATTGTTCTGGACAAATATTGATGTGCTACCATATCAAGACAAAGGTGTAGTCATTCGTGATATACTGGAGACTGGCGATACTGCAGACATAGTGTCTATGTATGGCAAAGAGCCACAACGATTAGATATCGACAAGGCGAGTTGTCTAATGGCTAGAGATTACAAAGGCTTTGGCAGACAAGCGCAGACTGGTGTGCGATGCATACAAGTGGGCGAGACTGCTGAGATAAAAGGTCACGACATTATCAAGCGTGTGTATTCAGTAGATGGTAAAGCACCATCACTCACTACTATGCAAGGTGGACATCGTGAGCCTAAGATAGCTACGACTGACCCGACTGGTGGCAGGATTGTCAACAGACGCAAGGTCAATGGTGTGCGTAAGGACAACGACAAAAGCATACCACTAGAGCCATACATTGAGACCAGAACTGATGGCAAGTCTAACTGTCTGTCCACAGTACAGAAAGACAATGTGGTTGTGCAAGGTGTCACATGGCGCAAGCTATCACCATTAGAGTGTGAGCGATTGCAGACTATTGACGATGGCTACACAGAGAATGGTGTATTCCACAAAGGACACCCATCATATTCGATAGATAAGATATCCAACAGTCAGCGATACAAGATGCTTGGCAATGGATTTGTGGTAGATGTTGTAGCACATATACTGAAACCACTAAGCATGAAAAAATATGGAGTACAATATGATAGCTGAAGCATTAATGTGCATGGCACTAAACATATATCACGAAGCACGAAATCAATCTATGGTTGGTCAAGTTGCTGTAGGCGAAGTCGTGATGAATAGAGTAGAAGATAGTCGCTTCCCAGATACAGTGTGCGAAGTAGTGAAGCAAGCTGTCACATACAAGAATACAGATAAGCCTGTACTGCACAAGTGCCAGTTCAGTTGGTATTGTGATGGTCAGAAAGATGAGCCTGACTTTGACAGCGATGCATGGTGGAAAGCAAAGGAGTACGCACATATTGTAATGTCTGGCAGAATTATGGTAGATGTTACACAAGGTGCGACACATTACCACGCAACCTACGTGCGTCCTGCATGGGCGAAAACAAAAAAGAGAACTACAAGAATTGACAAGCATATATTTTACAGATGGGAATAGTTTGTACTTAGTATGCGCTTGACAAGGGTACTGTTATACTATAATATCAGTTGACAGTAATTAATTTAAACTAACCAAAAAGGAGATGGAAATGCCATTTGATTTATTACCCGAAAATTTAGACTTTGATGTACAATTTGAAGACACCAAGGTTCAAGACAAACGTTATGTGGTTAACAACACTACTGGAGAGTATATCGGTATTGTTGGAGACAAGTTTAATTGTGTGAACCATGAGAAGTTTTTCTCTGGTGTGTATAACACAATGCTCGACAACCTTGGCGAAGATGAATTAGCGACAGCCAAGATTGATTGGAGACATGCCCGACAGAATGCATGGGCATTAATGGATGTGACTTTACCAGATACCACGCATACCATTACAACAGACAAGCACCAGACCAAAGTCGGTCAGCGTGTGATTGCGTTGCATGGTGTGGATGGTTCATGTTCCAACATGGTATTCTTTGGTGCGATAGATTTCTTCTGCACTAATGGTATGATTCGTGGAGAGCATGATAAGGTGAGAAGAAAGAACACCACATTCTTTAACATGCCTACCTTTGAGCGACAGTTGCAAAGGTCAAAGGATGACTTTTACTTTCAAGCTCTGAGACTACAAGTTATGGCAGACACATCATTGAAAGATGTGAATGTTAAAACATTAGTGGAGTCCATAATCAAGTCAGAGAAAAAGTCTGACAAGATGCTTGCGTTATATCATCAAGAGACTAGCACAAGGGGACATAATGTGTTTGCGCTATACAGCGCATTCACTAACTACGCATCTTATGCAGATGAGCGAAATGGTTTTAATCTGCGTAACACTGGTGTGGATACACGAGCAGTCAACATGTTCAACAGAGAGCATGAAGTTGCTAAGTGGACTGATACACCACAGTTCAAGTCTCTTCTTGGGGAATACCCACATCAAGCAGAAAGGATTGCTTAATGAAACAAATTGATACCAATCAAGCAGTTGGCATGATGGTTGGACTCGCTGTAGGGGATGCACTTGGTGCGTCCCTTGAGTTCACTGAAGCTAGAGAACCTGCAAACTATCTGCGTGAGTATGGCACTGGTGGCATATGGGGAGTAAAGGAAGGCGAGTGGACTGATGATACAGCTATGGCATATGCTATGGCTTGTGCTATTCGTGACAGGAAAGAGTTTAATCCTTACGCTATCATGGATAACTTTGTTAAGTGGCGAATGCAGGGTGACTTTATTCCGCGTGGTGTATGCTTTGATATAGGCAACACTACATCTCGTGCCATAGAAGATTACATGGTGCTACCCTATACACCCTACAAGGGACGTGAAGGAGAGCGTGAGTCTGGCAATGGTGGACTTATGCGAATAGCCCCTGCTATTATATCAGCAACTTCACGCGAGATGGCTATTGCACAGGGCATACAGTCAACACTGCTAACGCACGGCAGTCAAACATGTGTGGATTACAGTAGAGCATTCGCGGAAGAATTATTTATGGGTGTGCCTTTGCAGAAATATAGAAACATACGTTTGCCAAAAGATACAGACAGGAATGATGTTAAGTCTGGTGGATATGTAGTAGAAACATATCAATGTGCTATGTGGTCTTTTTACAACACTGATAACTTTGCAGACTGTATAATCACCGCTGTCAATCGTGGTCACGATGCAGATACATCAGGTGCAGTAGCAGGTATGATTGCAGGTGTTTACTATGGACACGATGCCATACCCAACCACTTCAAAGATAAACTAATGTGGCATGATAAACTTGTGGAAGTGGCACAAGACTTGCATAATATGGAGAAACATAATTAAAAGGAGAACTAAATGAAACTTATGCAGTATGCAGTAGTCTTTGAACCATTTGAAACAGATGGTTTGGAGTACGTCAAGCAAGGGTGTGGAGCTATGTGGGATGATAAGAGTCCAGTTAAACTATTCGACACCCACGAAGATGCACAGAAAGAAGCAGACAAGTGGAACACAGGACAGGTGGTGCAGTATGGATAAGGAATTATTTGAACATGATGACCATGAATGTGACCATTGTGAAGAGAACCCAGAGTATTATGAGTTCTACGAAGATGGTCACAGATATCATGGCTATGAGTGTGGTGTCTGTGGTAAATTATTACAAACAGGATAGGAGAGAGTAATGAAAGCATATCATAATAAAGGATTTGGCATGGCATTTTTTGTAGTGTTCTTGCTGTTGATACCACTGCCTATATTAGGACTGTGGGCAGTCGATGGACAAGATTGGGTGGACAGATTTACGACTAAATATTTCTCACCTTGGCAGTCAGAGTGTTGGGAAAATGCCAAACATGAACGAGTATGCAGGGGAGATAACAACTGTAAATGGTTTAGGAACTTCTGCCATGACTGAGGGACAAGTATTATTATTGACAATGGTGCTTGTTATAGTTATAACTCTTTTAATAAACATCATAACATACGGGATAACAGGATGACAGAGAGACAAAAAAATAATCTTAGGAAAACTAAAAAATCTAAGAAAGATATATTAACTGACATTATTGTACTGATGATAGTAATATGTGTTGTGGGTGGCATGTTAGTATATGCTCACTTTGATATAAAGGAGATTGTAAATGGATAATTACTCGTTTTGTTGCAGTGCCGAAATAAGTATTGATAAGCGTTGCTGTGAATGTGGTATGCCACAGAAAATGACATGGAGTCGAAGTGATGAAGGAAAGATGGAGTTTAACTTTCCTACATTAGATTCAGACTTTGACTCTACATCTGATGAAGATGAACTAATGATTAAAAACTTTAAACATTTAATTGATGGAGATTATCGTGAATAGATTTATAGTAGACCTTGACCCACAAACAATAGCAGAGTCGCTATGTGACCAACATATAGTAAAGATGCCATTGGAAGAAGCGCAGATGTTATGTACAGCTTTATGGCATCACGCACCAGAGTATGCAGAAGAAAAGGATTTGTACAAACCTGTCCATCAAAAACATCCTTGCACAATATGGGCTATGCACAGTCGTAGCAACTACATGTATGCGTACACTCTTTATATATCTATGCTAGGTGAATATCATCATAGGTATGACAAATGGCATGGCGCAGGCAAGCACAGCATTGCTCTATACAAAGGTGCTAAATTCTTACCAGAGTTAGGTATCACAAAACATCCACAATGTTTTAGTGGCATGGACGAACTCAAGACAGATGAGTTCCTACCTATCAATGCCTATCGTGCTTTCTACAAAGCAGACAAGCTGAAGTTTGCCCGATACAACAAAGGTAGAAGTATGCCAGAGTGGTTGGCAGCATGACTACAGTATATACCCTAGCAGATAAATATTATTTGTCCCACGATTTCAAGAACTTACGTGATGAAACTAAAGCACAGTATAAATATTTTATGGGTGTGTTTCTATCGACAGAGATAGATGGTAAATGCATAGGTGACATGCGTTATGTGAAAGTGACAACTAAACGTGCAAAACTTTGCTACGATATATGGTGTGACAGGGGAATATCTTTTGCCAATCACATTATGGGTGTCGCACGAATACTATTTAACTTTGCATTACGCATGGAACATACCACACTAAATCCATTCTCTAGTGTGCGTAGGAGAGCCACTGACAGGCGCAAGACTGTCTGGAGTAGAGAACATGTCAAAAGTTTTTTGGACGTAGCCTACAGCGATTTTAAGACACGTAACATAGGACTCATTGCACACATGGCATACGCTTGGTGTCAGAGATTAGGTGACATGCGGTTGCTCACATGGGACAGTATAAATTTTGAAACTGCTCGTGTACAAATAGAGCAATCCAAGCGCAGAGCCGATGTTGAGTTACCTATTGATGAAGATTTACTGGACATGCTGAAGCAGCAAGAGAAAGATTTTGGTTTCCAGAAGTATATTGCGCCTAGACCACAGCCGATTGATGGAGAGTTTAGACCATATACAATATATAAATTGCCTAAGTACGCAAAAAAGATTATGACTGTTGCAGAATTGCCACAGGAGCTACGCTTATCGGACTTAAGACGTACAGGCACTACAGAAATGGTGGATGCAGGTGTGGGAATAGCACAAATAATGTCTGTAACTGGGCATGCTAACCCACAATCTGTGAAGCCGTACATGAAAAATACGTACATGAGTGCAAATAATGCATTGACAACTAGAAAAATGCACAGTACACTCACTTACAAGTGCCACACAGGAAAGTGATTATGTATACTAATAATGTATTAAACAATATAAGTGATGATATTCCAAATGGAACTACAAAAAGGATTGACTGTCCTAATTGTGGTGGTCGTAACACGTTTACAATCACTAATAATATGGGTTCTCTTGTGTGGAATTGTTACAAGGCTTCTTGTAATCTCAAAGGTGGGACTCGTGTTCACCTATCCATTGATGACATTCGTAATGGATTTGCAGGAGCAGATAAGTACGCAGAAGATTTTGTGATGCCAGAATACGTTGTGCCTTATAAAGGTCAGCGTGAACTCACTCGATTCACTGCTGAGTATGCGATTGATGAGTGGGAATTATATTACGATGTGAAAGACAATCGTGCAGTATTTCCCATTCGACATGATGGTGTTATAGTAGATGCCACAGGTCGTTCACTTAGCAAGCGTCTTCCTAAATGGAAGAAATATGGAAAGAGTGGGTTGCCTTTTACCGCAGGTTGTGGTAAGGTGGCTGTTGTTGTTGAGGACTGTGTGAGTGCAACTGTTGTTGGTTACAGTTCCTTTGTTGGGGTTGCGCTTCTTGGTACATCTCTACAGGAATCGCATAAAGGATTTCTCTCGCAGTTCTCGACAGCAGTTATTGCATTAGACCCCGATGCATTACCGAAGACTTTGCAGATGGCGAAGGAATTACGTGGGCATGTACCTGATGTGCGTGTCTTAAAATTAAACAACGATTTGAAATATCGTAACCCCAAAGATATGGAGAAACTAAATGGAATTATCATTAATTAGAAGTCTGATGAACAGGTCATTCTATGATGACCACAGGGGGGCTAAGTGTCCCGACAAACTATTCAGTAAAGATGTTCGCAAGATTAAGCAAGCTATCGACAGTGCCATGACTAAGTACGAGCGTACTGTTACACCCGATGAGATAGAAGCATTGTTCTTGTCAAACAATCCAACCATGACTACCGCACAGAAACAAGCCTACTCTGCCCTGTTCTTCAAGATAAAGAAAGAAGCACCTATGGGTAGCGACATAGCTAATGAAGTGTTGTCTAAATTGTTTCAGCAAGTCATTGGGGAAGAGATTGCTAACTTAGGATTTGATTATGTCAATGGTGATATGTCAAGCCTAGAGCCATTACGTATTATGCTAGAGCAGTATGGTGATGACTTTGTTCCCAACTTGAATGTCGAGTGGGATGACATTGAGATAGAAACATTACTTGCACGAGCAGACTTGGAAGCACGATGGACTTTCAATGTACCTACACTTACACGCAAGGTCGAAGGTGTGAATGCAGGACATCTGATTGAGATAGGTGCTAGACCCAATACAGGTAAGACATCTTTCCATGCCAGTTTGATTGCATCACCACAAGGTTTTGCCCACCAAGGTGCTAACTGCATTGTGCTATGTAACGAAGAAGGATATCATCGTGTGGGTGCTAGATACCTAACTGCTGCCACTGGTATGACCATGAAAGAAATCAAAGATAATCCTACCAAAGCTCGTGACTTATATGCACCAGTTAAAGAACGCATCAAGATAAAAGATGCAACTGGTCGTGACATGGCTTGGGTTGAGAGTATATGTAAGACATTCAAGCCTGACATTGTATTGTTAGACATGGGCGATAAGTTTGCTAAGACAGCAGGATTTGCCAGAACAGACGAAGCCTTGAAAGCAAACGCTGTTCACGCTCGTATGATTGCCAAACAGCATGAGTGTGCTGTATTTTACATGTCACAGCTTTCAGCAGATGCGGAAGGTAAAGTGTTGCTGAACCAGTCTATGATGGAAGGTTCACGTACAGGTAAGGCAGCCGAAGCTGACTTGATGGTATTGATAGCCAAGAATCCACCTGTAGATGGTCAAGAAGAAGAAGATGCACAAAGACATTTAAATGTTGTGAAAAATAAGTTGACAGGATGGCATGGTGTGGTACACTGCGAACTTGATTATAAAACTGCGAGGTACTTATCGTGAAAATAGTTGTTGATGTAGAAAACACAGTTACCAAACGAGATGGTAAGATGCATCTAGACCCATTTGAACCAGACAATACGCTTGTTATGGTTGGAGTGTTGACAGATGCAGGTGAAGAACATATCATAACATTTGACCACGCAGGTGCGGAAGCTACACCTAATGGTCATCAAATTGTACAAGACTTACTTGACAAAGCAGGTGCTGTCATATGCCACAACTCTGCGTATGATTTAATGTGGTTGTGGGAGTCTGGATTTAAATATGATGGTGCAGTGTTTGACACAATGCTTGCTGAGTATGTACTACAACGTGGTATTAAACAGCCCCTATCTCTTGAAGCATGTGCAGAAAGATATAAGTTAGATACTAAGAAACAAGACACACTCAAAAATTATTTCAAGCAAGGCATGTCTACTAGAGATATACCACATGATGAATTATCTGAGTACTTGTCGGCAGATTTACATGCTACACAACAGTTAGCAAATAAGCTAACATATAAATTAAACACAACTGATTCGCCTTTGATGGACACAGTTCTTCTGACCAATCAGTTAGCAGTTGGCTTGGCTAAGATATATAACAGAGGATTTAAGGTAGACTTCTCTGCTCTTAGAGATGTGCGTATTGAATATGAAACAGAAAAGAAACAACTTCTGTCCGACTTACAGCATATAGTGAGAGATGTTATGGGGGATACTCCTGTTAATCTCAATAGTCCAGAACAACTATCGTGGGTTATATATGGCAGGAAAGTTAAAGATAAAACTGAGTGGGGTAACAGCATAGACCCATACATGACAAGCTCAGACTTCAAGACATCTATATCTGAAGGTACAGAAAGATTATATAGGACAGACTCAGAACAATGCCCCGACTGTTCGGGATATGGTAAAATACGTAAGACAAAGAAGGATGGTACTCCATTCTCAAAAGAGTCTCGTTGTGGTACATGCGATGGGGCAGGTTATTTGTTTAAGCCTACAGATAAACGTGCAGGATTCTGCTTTGTACCACCATCACCAAAGTGGGCATCTGCTAATGGATTTACAACTAACAAGGTAAACTTGCAGGTGCTAGAGAGTACAGCGAAGAATAAGAAGATGATTAAAGCCCAAGAGTTTCTTAGTAAAGTTCGTAGGCTATCTGCTGTAGATACATACCTATCTTCCTTTGTTGAAGGTATATCAACTCACATGAAACCAGATGAAATGCTACACGTTAGATTGTTACAGCATCGTACATCGACAGGCAGACTATCTGGTGCTGACCCAAACATGCAAAACATGCCTAGAGGTGGGACGTTTCCTGTAAAGAAAGTGTTTATATCTCGTTGGAACAGTTCTGCTTTTGGCATGAAAGGATATATACTTGAAGCTGACTTTGCACAGCTAGAGTTTAGAGCTGCAGCATTTTTGTCACAGGACAAGGTGGCTATGGAAGAAGTCTCCACAGGCTTTGATGTTCATGCCTACACTGCTAAGATTATATCCGATGCAGGACAGCCCACTTCTAGACAAGAAGCAAAGGCACACACGTTTGCACCGCTATATGGTGCAAGCGGATTTGGTAGAACAAAAGCTGAAGCTCGTTACTACGAACATTTTATACAGAAGTATAAAGGCATATCCAATTGGCATAAGACTTTGGCTAGAGATGCCTTAGATAAACAAAAGATTGCTACACCATCTGGTAGAGAGTTCTCTTTCCCCGATGTGCAACGTAATAGGAGTGGCAGAATAAGTCACTTTACACAGATAAAGAATTATCCTGTGCAGTCGTTTGCTACAGCAGACATAGTGCCACTGGCACTGCTACACATAGATAATCTTTTAGAGCCGATGCGGTCTTGTATAGTCAATACAGTACACGATAGTATCGTTATTGATGTGCATCCAAACGAGAAAGATGGGGTGCTTGATGTCATAAATAGAACTAATAGAGAGCTATCATCTTTGATATCAAAACGTTGGGGAATAACCTTCAACGTACCCTTATTATTGGAAGCAAAAATAGGTCACAATTGGCTTGACACTAAAGATGTTATATGATATAACTATGTCTCATTTGTTAAAGGAGAAACATATATGACAGAACTAACAACAATAGACCCGAACAACTATGGCGCAATGGCAAAGGCTATGGGCATAGCTAACGAAGCACCTGCTAAAGCTAAAAGCAGTTCATTAGCTAGGCTACGCATTAATCATTCGCCAATCATGGGTACAGCAGAAGTTAAAGGAAAGAGTGTAAACGTAGAGACTGTTAGCGGTGGTACATACAAACTGGAGATTCCAGATGGTGATACTTATTATGCTAACTCTGTTAAGATTAGACCACACATGCAAAGGTTTATGTACAAGCGATTTGTAATGGGTGGTGCTAATGCGCCTAACAGATATATTAAAACTGTTATGTCGGATAATCTTAATGTAGATTTAAAGGACAACGATGGTGGATTTAACTGTGGTAAACCTGCAGGTTACATACAGGACTTTAAATCATTGCCAGAGAAGACTCAGGACTTAATCAAGCAGATTAAAAGAGTGCGAGTTCTTTTTGGTACAGTCGAATTGGTGCATCCTGTAGATGCAACTGGTGCGGAAGTGACTGTTGACCCCATGCCTTTTATATGGGAGATAGATAACAGAGATGCCTTCAAAATTGTGGGCGAGCCTTTCGCTAACCTAGCAAAGCTACAGAGATTACCAGTACATCATATGATTACAGCTACGACTGATGAGAAAAAGTTACCAAATGGTAATAGCTTCTTCATTCCTGTTGTGTCTCTTGATGTTTCTAAAACTTTGGAAGTTACTTCAGATGACCAGAGTATGTTTGGCGATTTCCTAGCATGGTTGGATAACTACAATCAGTACATTATGAATCTATGGTCAGAGAAGGCTAACTCTAAAATGGAAGATGATGATATTGATGTTGTTGATAATCTAGTTGACATTGAAGTTGAAGAGGAAGTAGCCTAATGAATCATCCTGCTGAACTAGCGTTGCATCAATATCTTGATGATGCTGTCAAGGGCAAGACTGCCATGTCTAAGACAACTATACAACAAGTGGCTACTGATGTAGCTGAAGCCATGCAACGTCAGTTTGGCGGGGAGAAAAAGCGTAAAGACTTTCGGTTACGCATGTCGAATGTGGGGAGACCAACTTGTCAGCTATGGTATGACAAGAACAAACCTGAGAAAGCTCTGCCATTTCCTACTACGTTCATTATGAATATGATGCTAGGAGATATAGTGGAAGCGGTATTCAAAGGTCTGATGACTGAAGCAGGCATACAGTACGAAGATTCTAAAGAAGTTTCTTTGGATGTAGGTGACTCTAAAGTATCTGGCACATATGATATAGTTGTCAATGATGCGGTAGATGATATTAAGTCTGCTTCAGATTGGTCTTACAGAAATAAGTTTGAGTCTTATGACAAACTTGCGGAGTCAGATGGGTTCGGCTACATTGGGCAGTTAGCAGGATATGCCAAAGCATCTGGTAAGAGAGCAGGTGGTTGGTGGGTTGTTAACAAAGCCAATGGACACTTTAAGTATGTACCTGCTAGTGGTTTAGATATGGACAAAGAAGTAAAGAAGATATCTAATACTGTGGATGTTGTAAAGGCTAATAAGTTTAAGCGTTGCTTTGAAGCTGAAGATGAAACATTCAGAGGTAAGCCTACAGGTAATAAGATACTGAACACGAACTGCAAGTTCTGTTCGTACCGATTTGATTGTTGGTCTAACCTTGTGGAAAGACCTGCAGTCAAGTCACAAGCCAAGCAACCTAGAGTGGTTGCGTATGTTCACTTAGATAAGGAGTATTTGAATGAGTGATATGGAAATGGAAGCTCTTGAAACAGAAATAAAAGAAACTCAAGAGCGTTTAAGTTCTTTGCGTAAAGAGTATAAAGAGAAAAAGTATGCATCCTTAAGAATAGCTGTGGAAGCTAAAAAGGAAGCAGACAGAGCTTTAGCGGAAGAGTACAAGGCTCTTGGTATTTCTTCTTTATCCTATAACAGAGGATTCTTTCTATAATTGGTAAATAGATTTGCACAATTTATGACAGCACGAAAGTATGGGTATCGTAGCGGTCTAGAAATAAAAATCTCCGACTTGTTGAAAGAGCAACGTGTTAAGTTTAAATACGAACCTTTCAAGATAGAGTGGGAAGATTTAGCCTACCGCACATATACACCTGATTTCGTGCTGTTTAATGGTGTAATAATAGAAACAAAAGGACAGTTCACTGCATCAGATAGAAGAAAACATCTTGCAATAAAGAAGCAACATCCTAAATTAGATATACGTTTTGTGTTTGAGAACAGCAGACGCAAACTTAGAAAAGGCGCAAAGTCCACATATGGAGAATGGTGTGAGAGATATGACTTTGTTTACTACGACAGGATTATTCCTGAAGCATGGATAAAAGAAAAAGGCAAAGACAAGTACCCAAGTTTTATAAAGTTTAATGGATATAAAAGGAAAGCATATGGACATAGCAGATAAGATAGATAAGAATGATTTTATAATAAGAGTTCGTCCAAATAAAAGTAAGAGTAATGGTGCATGGTCAGGCAGTGCCGACATTGTAGTTGTTACGTCAGAAGAAAACAACTTGCCAGAAGGTGAATGGAGTGAGCTTATGCAGTTCTGCAGAATGATGTGTGCTTCTGTGCCTATAATAGAAGAAGTAGAAACATTTAGAAATCTATTGCATGATTATCTTAATCGTTCTAATGATGAGCAACAAGATTTATTTATTGACAAAGAACAAGATAGTAATATAATACACTTGAAATTTATGAATGGGATAAAGCGTGATGAAGAACAAGACTGACATGGTTAATAGTCCACCGCACTATCTAAAAGGTGGAGTAGAGTGTATAGATATGATACGAGCAGCTTTAGATGAAGCTGAGTTCAGAGGTTACTGTAAAGGTAACAATATTAAATATACTTTTAGAGAGAAAGATAAAGGTAAAGATGAAGACCTTAAAAAAGCACGAGTATATTTAAACTATATACTGGAGAAGTAAATGCTAGTTAAAATGCTTATAGCTATAGATATAGACCCAGAGGAGTACCCCATTCCTGCTGATGGTAGGGTATCAGAAGAAATTGAGGATGGCATTAAGGAATATTTTTATGATGTCCACGGTGCTAAGATTAAAAGTATAAAAACATTGAGAGATTAATATGAATAATTTATTACCAACCGACTATCAAAACTTCATTGCGTTATCACGCTACGCTAGATGGAAGGAAGACGAGCAAAGACGTGAGACATGGACTGAGACTGTTAGCAGATATATAGATTATATGTCAGAGCATTTAAAGAAGAACCATGACTATACTATGGCTAGTGCTATGAAGCACAAGTTAGAGAACGGCTTATTTAATCTAAGTGTCATGCCTAGCATGAGAGCGTTGATGACAGCAGGTTCTGCCTTAGATAGATGTCACGTTGCAGGATACAACTGTTCGTATATACCTGTCGATAGCCCACGAGCCTTTGACGAAACTATGTATGTCCTTATGTGTGGCACAGGTGTAGGCTTCTCTGTTGAACGAGAGAATGTGGATAAGTTACCAATCATAAATGAACACTTTGAAAAAAGTAATACAGTTATTAAGGTAGCAGATAGCAGACCGGGATGGGCAAGAGCATTGAGAGAAATGATTGCCATGCTATATGCAGGACAGATACCACAATGGGACGTATCAGAAGTTAGACCTGCAGGTGCTAGACTAAAAACATTTGGTGGTCGTGCCAGTGGTCCTGCCCCATTAGAAGAATTGTTTGACTTCTTAATTGAGAAGTTTACTCAAGCCAAGAATCGTAGGCTGTACCCATTAGAGTGTCACGATATCATGTGCAAGATAGGAGAAGTAGTAGTAGTGGGTGGAGTACGTAGGTCTGCACTTATCTCGCTATCGAATCTAGGCGATACACAGATGCGACACGCTAAGTCGGGACAGTGGTGGGAGAATGAAGGGCAACGTGCATTAGCAAATAATAGTGTAGCATATAAGTTTAAACCAGATATGGACACCTTTATGCGTGAGTGGTTTGCCCTTTATGAAAGCAAGTCGGGTGAGCGAGGTATATTCAATCGCCAGTCTGCTATTAATCAAGCATCTAAGAATGGTAGACGAGATGTATCCCACGAGTTTGGCTGCAATCCATGCAGTGAGATTATATTACGTCCTTATCAGTTCTGTAACCTTACTGAAGTTGTTGTTAGAGAGACAGATACGGAAGAAACTCTAGCAGAGAAAGTGGAGCTTGCTACCATACTTGGCACATTTCAATCTACGCTTACCGACTTTAAATATCTACGTAAGATATGGAAAACAAATACAGAAGAAGAAAGACTGTTGGGTGTGTCACTTACTGGTATCATGGACAGTGCATTATTAAGTGGTAACAGCCCAAGAATAGGACAAAACATTGAAGGGTTGCTGTCTAGATTACGTGATATAGCTATTGATACTAACAAAAAGTTAGCTTATAGTTTAGACATTCCACAATCTACTGCTGTCACAACAGTGAAACCTAGTGGTACAGTTAGTCAATTAGTTGACAGTGCCAGTGGCATACATGCACGACACAATCCATATTACATACGCACAGTGCGTGGAGATAATAAAGACCCACTAACGCAATTTATGATTGCACAAGGTATACCCTCTGAGCCTGATGTTATGAAACCTGATAGCACTACAGTGTTTAGCTTTCCTATGGAAGCCCCTTCTTCTGCACTATGCAGACAGGACATGTCGGCTATTGACCAACTTAACATCTGGTTAAAGTATCAGCGATACTGGTGCGAACACAAGCCCTCTGTAACCATATCAGTGAAGGAGCATGAATGGTTAGATGTAGGCTCTTGGGTCTATAATCATTTTGATGAAGTGTCTGGTATAAGTTTCTTACCATTCAGTGAGCATACATATAAGCAAGCACCTTATCAAGACTGTACTAAGGAAGAATACAAGACTATGTTAAGTCAAATGCCGAAAGGAATTGATTGGACTGCCCTTTCTCAGTACGAAAAAGAAGACACAACTACAGGAAGTCGTGAATTAGCATGTACTGCAGGTGTGTGTGAAGTTGTTGACATTAACGTATAAAGGAGATAAAATGAAAGAAATTATACTAAACGCAGAAGCAAGTTACCTTAAAGGTGCTTTAAATAAACATTTAGCAAACGTGAGTTTACTAATTGACAACCCAACAGGTGTGGCACAACATGAAGATATCATGGCATCCATCGAAAAAGAGCTAGGGCATATAGCCGAATATGATGGAAAAATACAAATGCTATTTAAATATATAGCTCCACCGCAACCTCAAACAGAAGGAAAATCGAATGACAAAAACAGCACCGTCACCAAAAAATAGAAAGAAGTTCGACATTGATTTACAGTATGGAAAGGTAAGGGAAGAAGCTGTGGCAGAAATGCTACAGGATAAGAAGATTGAAGTAAAGAGTGAGAGAGATGTATGGCAGAAAACAGGTAACATTGCTATAGAATACGAATCCTATGGCAAGCCTAGTGGTATTAATGCCACTGAGTCAGACTTCTGGTTTCACAATCTTTGCATAGGTAAAGACATCTTTGCTACTATAGTGTTTGATACAAAGAATCTAAGAAGGATTATAAGCAACTTAGATTATAAGAAGTCTGTATCTGGTGGAGACCACAATGCATCACGCATGTATCTACTAAATTTACAGAAACTATTCTCTTCTGATGTTATCAAAGCATTCAAGGAAAACAAAGATGCAGCCTAGAAAGTTTAGACGATACGATGCCCCACTTAAGATACAATTTAAGTGGGGTTATGATGCATTTAAAAAGGGTGGCAAGTACAGGTATATAGGTGGCAAGAAAATGTTTACAGAACTTCGCCCTCGTTTTAAAGAAGATATGCAACTTAAAGAGTGGCAACGTGGGTTTAACACTGCGTATTTTGAGAACCTGTCGAGGATAAAAAAGAATGAACAACTTACAGAAGGAAGCTAAACAGTTTATGAAATGGAAAAATATTAGCACAATAACTGCTACGGAATATCAGAGGTCTGCATGTGAGACAGCTATATTCCCAAAAGAATTAGGTGTACAATATCTTGCACTAGGTCTCACTGGTGAAGCAGGAGAGGTTGCAAACAAAGTAAAGAAGTTGATACGTGATGGGGGAGATACACCAGATAAACGCAAGGAGATAGGCAAAGAGCTTGGCGATGTGTGTTGGTATCTGGCTGTACTAGCAGAGGAGCTAGGCTCTAATCTTGGTAAGATAATGGAAGATAATCTAAGTAAATTAGAAGATAGAAAAGCAAGGGGAGTTATCGGTGGTTCAGGAGATAATAGGTGATGGAGACATTTATAATATATGCAGCTTTGATT